GCTCACTGTGAAGTGATTACAAGCGGGTCCGGTACCATGCAAGGGCAGAATGGGAAAAACCGGACCCCAGCCATTATCCGTGTATCATCCTGTTACTTGGTTCCTAGTTCTAATCGGACTGGGGACCGTTTTTGAAAATGGAGATTGCCCAATGAAATGTCTAATTCAGGATAGGGTTGCTTCGTTTTTGCTATCGTGTGGCAAAGTCGAAGTATCATCTAGCAGTAGGAAATACCGTCAATTCACTAGAAGGCTAGACGAGAAAATTGGAAAGCATACCTTCTATTTTCTCGGCAGAAATGGTGCCATTCGCGCAGGTACATGCGCCAGCAATTCGTTTGATGTTCATGATATTGTTTGGCGGCGTGTTTTAGCGTGGGAAATGACAAACGCCAAGCAATAACATCAAAACCGCTATGTTTCCAATGACATAGCGGTTTTTTTGTTTACATTCGGTTGGTTGCTGTTATGAAGCAACTAACCAAAAATCATAGTTGCTGTCACATAGCAACCAACCAGTTAATTGTGTCCGGACAGCAACTAACTCGCGGGTATAAGTGATATTCCCTACAAATTCCCACATTTCCCCATCTTGGATATATCTTATCCTATATACTCCCTTCTCATAAATCCCACCAATTTCTACATATTCCTCATCTTGGATGTATGTGACTTAGCTGATGTATTTGATTAACGCTAAACCCTACTAAATGTTGTGGTTTAAGGTAAATGCTTGACACAAGGGGTAGGGGTGTGGTATGATAGATAGTGGCGAACTAGGTGTATTCACATTTGGTTATGATTCTGGAGCGATAATGTTATGCCACTCATTAGTTTAGTTGTTGTATTGATTGTGGTTGGTGTGTTGTTATGGTTGGTTAATGCATTTATTCCGATGGAAGCCCGCATAAAAAATATACTCAACATTGTTGTTATCATATGCGTGGTGATATGGTTGCTGAATGTGTTTTTGGGTCCGTTTGGTAACTTGAATGGTCCCTGGATTGGGCCACGGCGTTAACATATAGACGATATGGGCAGACATCCTACAGGTCGTGTTCCTATACAACCACTTCGCATAATCGGCGAACGTCATAAAGAGATTATGCGCCGATTGATTGTTGGTGAAACACAACACCATATTGCGAAAGATTTAGGGATGAGCGAGAGTCGTCTATCTATTATATGTAATAGTCCGCTCTTCAAACGAGAACTCTCTAAGCTAGAGAGTGAAGTAAAAACTAAATTCGTAGATCATACTGCAAATGTAGCGGCGCGTTTAGACGAATTACAGCCAGAGGCAATTAAGGTATTAGAGCTGATTGTTACAAAAAATAAAGATGAAAACAACTATCCGATTCCGTTGCGTTTAAAGAAAGATACCGCATTAGACATATTGGAGTTAGCTGGTAGCGGGAAGAAAAAAACTAAAGATGATGATATTGGCGATTTAACAAAGTTGATAACTGAGGGTTTTAAACTCGCTACAGCTATGAAACAATTAAATGCTGGGGATAATTCTTCTGGCAATAATGGCGGTGGTAACGGTGATTCTGGCGGCAATGGAGATAGCGAACATCAACAACATACAGAGAAAAACATTACACCACAAGTAGAAGCAGCAAAAACTGCCACTATTATTGAAGATGTAGAGTATAATATAACTGACGAACCCGACGACATAGCTATAAATGGCTAATATAGCGGATCTTATACAACATCAAGCTAGTTATGTCTACGAGTCAGAGAAATGGCTCGCAGATATGCTGAATTTTAATTGTATTGGATGGCAGAGTGACGCATGTAAGGAATATGATAAGGTTGGACATAGCGCATGGTCTACAGGAACGGGGGTTGGTAAAACTGCGTTATTAGCACGATTAGCATTACATTTTTTGATGACCCGCTCATTCCCCGTAATACCAATCATCGCACCCACGCAAAAACAACTACATAACGCTCTCTGGGCCGAGATCATTCGTGCTATACGCCAATCCCCAATCCTGCAAACAGCATTAGATTGGACACAGGACCGTGTTTTCCTAAAGGGATATAAAGAAAATTGGTTTGCAACCGCCATTACTGCTAGGCCACCTAAAACATCTGACGTAAACACGGTTGAATCAGTACAAGGTATTCATACAGAGAATGTATTAGTGTTAGTAGATGAGGCTAGTGGTGTACCAGATCAGGTTATGGGAGCCATTGATGGTCTTATATCAACTCCTTCTGCACGTAGCATACTAGCAAGTAACCCCACTCGCAACACCGGCTATTTTTATAAGGTAGTAACAAGCCCCGACCTACACGGTTTGTGGGCAGTCAGATTTGTAGATGCAGAAAAAATAGATGCACCCTTTATTGATAAATCATACATAGAACGTTTGAAAGTTATATATGGAGCAGAATCAGATTACTTCAGAATGCGAGTTAAGGGGCTTCCACCTCGTACTGAGTTCAATGCACTCATTAGTCCAGAACAAATCTACGAAGCCCACAAGCGAGTGTTACCTAGAACTGGACACAAATTCCTATCCACAGATGTTGCCAGATTCGGAGCTGACGACTCGGTGTATTATTTGCGGGATGGCAATGTTATAATTGAGCGGATTGCTATTAATGGAATGGATGTAACACAGGTTGGGGATATAGGGCTACAGTTTTTTAAACTACATGACATAGAAGAGTGGCGAATAGATAGTGTGGGAATTGGGGCAGGAGTTGTAGATTATGCGCGTAGAGAGTTAGGTTCTAAACGTAGCAGAGTCCGAGCGGTTCATGTAGGCGAAGATGCGAATAATAAAGAGGAGTTTTTTAATAAGAGAGCGGAGATCATGTGGAATCTCCGAACCTCCATAGATAGTTTATCCATTCCTATCGAGACACCATTGTTAGATGAAGAACTTGTTCAGATAAGATACGGTTGGGATAATCGAGACAAGCGTATTAAGCTAGAGTCTAAAGATACTACTAAATCAACATTAGGTCGCAGTCCTGACGACGCAGATAGTTTAGGGATTAATTGTGCAAATCTAAAAACCCCAAACGCTATTGCATCCGTAGATTTCTTTAAGGTGGGTGCCACGAATCCTTTAGGATTATCCCCTGAGAAACTAATCGCAGAACTTCATAACACTAAAAAGAACATCCGTCCTAATATAACACTTCGCACTTTTGCAGAACGTAACAATGATATTGGTATTAATAGGTTCAGGCAATTTAAGGAAGATCACTCCAACTTTTATGTTAGCTAACATAAACACAGAGAGGTAAAGAAAAATGGGAGTTATTCACAAAACTAGAGGTAAGTCACTTTTCGGTCAAGTAGAAGCAATGACTGAAGGTAGAAGTAGGAAACAGACAGCACTAACCACAGCACAAGTAAAAGCACTATACACTACTCCGCTGGAACTTGTACCAGCACCGGGCGCAGATAAGATTGTTTCGGTCTACGAGATTTTAGCTGAGTATGTGTTCACAACGACAGCTTACACAGGGTCGAATGCACTAGAGTTCAGATATACGAGTTCTAGCGGAGCTAAAGTGACAGCAGATATTAACGCGAGTTTTCTGCTTTCAGCGAGTGGCACAAACTATGCAGCAGTAAAGGGTATCGTTACACAGCAGACGCCAGTAGCTAATGCGCCTATTGTTGTAAACGTACCTACTGCAGATCCAGCACAAGGTTTAGGTCCACTAACAATTACTGTTATTTATGATATCATTAGACCGTAACCTCGTAACCTCGATGCAAATACTAACAGTTGACACACTCGCTAAGATGATTCACAAGTTTTATAGAGATTATCAGAATCCTTATCACGATATATGTTGGAAAGATCTATCTAGTCAAGATAGAGAATTCTGGACAAATGTCGCAGATAAACTACTATCTACATTGCGAATTGAAAACTATATAAGTTGATAGCTTATGGCTGATAATATATCAACACTCGTCTCGATGCCAAGCGTTTCCGCTAAACCGCGTCACATACCCGATTTTAGTGAAATCGGAAAGACTGGAATTAGGCGTTTCAGCGGGCGTGTTTATGAGGAGTTCCTAACACAGTTACAAGGTTTGCAGGGTGTTAGAGTATATAGAGAGATGAGTGACAATGATGATATTATTGGAGCCAGCTTATATGCGTTTGAACGAGTGGTTGCACAGAGTAGCTGGTACGTACAACCAGATGGGGATGATAAAGCATCACTAAAAGATGCAGACTTTTTGCGCGAATGCATGAATGACATGGAACATTCATGGTCAGATTTCATCTTAGAGGCAAACTCCTGTTTGGTATATGGTTGGTGTATTTGTGAGGAAGTGTATAAAATAAGGAAAGGACAGAATAAGGA